ATCAACAATTTCGTATTGCCCCCATTCCGGTAACCTTATTTTATCGGATATTAAAGATATAATAGAGTAAATTATATCATTTGATAAATACCCGTCTGTTAAGTATGCTTGCTTATTGTCTGAAGGTGAGATTATTTGCCCCTGCACTATTTGGCTAAAGGGGACGGCGTATTTCTTTCTCTTACTAAACAAATTTCTTATACTTATTCTGCCCATACTAACATAGGTTGCTTTATATGAAAAATCATATTCATAAGTAGCATATCTAAGTAGTCAGGTGATCTGTGCAAGGCCTCTTTCATATCTTCTTTTTTTATCAGGCGTTTTTTTTGTTCGTCTTTATCAATGCCTGCGGCCTTCAGTTGTGCAAGTTCAGCAATTATTCTATCTTTTTGCTCATTTGAGCAAATTATTTTTATCTGCCGGTTATTTATAAGCTCGGCCAGCTTGTACCCGCACTCAGATTTCAAATTTACGAACTCTTTTTTATTTACAGCAGGAGCCCCACCATGAAATTCTTTAATGCCCGTTAAATAGCTTTCAAGGTAGGACCCCATCCCGTCGCTATCTACTACTGTCTGGCTGTGGCCTATTGATAACTCCTGCATTAAATTTTTTATATCACGCTCAATCTCAATGCCGCTTGATTTTGTCTTATCAACGGCAATGCGACATACGTTGCCATTCCATACACCTACAACAAATCTATCCCTGCCCTGCATCGCAAGGTCGGCACTTATTGACCTCATGCCGTTGCCTTTTACTTCATTCGTGAAAACATCTGTTACCGCATCGTAATCACATAACGCTGTGGGGTCGTCACTAAACTCCCAATTGCCATAGTACAGGCGTTCTTTCTCCGGGCCATCAGGCATTTCCTTTAATGACTTCAGCGATGATTCAGGATAGTTGGGGTTGTCCCATGCAAAGGCCTGAACGAATTGGCGGTACGGTAGTAGCTCACCTTTTTTTGCAGGTGAATAAAATTGCTCGTAAGCCCAATTTTTTGTTGGGTTTGTTGCAAATAATATTTTTGGGATTAAATTAAATTCATCAAGCTTGTATCTTATTCGTACTTTGAGTATGTCTTTTGCCTTTCTCGTTATCTGGCTACATTCGTCAACAAAGGCATCTGTTATTTCAAGCGACCCCAATTCATCGTAGTCAGGGTCTGATGGGTAATGGTATAAGTCCCGTAAAAAAATTAATGAGCCGTTATAAAATTCTATGCAATTCGGATTTTCTTTGTCTTGTGAAGATGTTAGCTGGTAATGTTTCCCACGCTTTAACCCTTGCAGCTTTGCAACATTCAAAAACGTTTTTAAGGTTGTGTCCTTCAGGGTCTTCATTATCGCACGACCAATCAGGCCGTGAGTGCCTGGGTATTTCAACCTCTGTTTTAGCTGCCAATAACACCCAAGGAGGGATTTGCCGGGGCCGGCGGCTCCTCCGAATAATACCTCCTCTGTGGTGCTATCTTCCAAATAATCTAAGGCGATAGTTTGTTTTTTGTTCAACTTCATAAAACAAAAATAAAAAAAACCCTCCGTAGAAACGGAAGGTTTGTTTACCATTAAAAACTACTACTTATGAATCATACGTTTTTTCTTCCTGCCAAGTTATACCGATTTGTCCGTTATGGTCAATCTCATTTCGTTCAATGTAGCCACGTCTTTTTCCTTTTGTTTTTAGATAAAAAATTGTGGCCGTTGTATCTTTATCTTGTATCATTTCATGTAATTTACTCTCCGCAAAATCTAAGGCTATGTTTGAGATGTCATCTACCGCATCTCTATAATCTCTATCATTATCATACCAGTTGTAATGAGTTGACCTCGCAATTCCTACAATCTTACACGCCGATGTTACCACCCCTAATGTTTTTTCAAGGGCGGAAATCATCATCCTCTTATTCATGTCCATGAACGTTGTCATGGCAACAAAGGTAAGATGATTTATTTATATCGCTTTTTTCAACAAAAAAAAGTAAACGCCGATAGCATGGGGGAGTGGCTAAAGGTAGCTCAATGTCCACCTCTTGCGATGTTTCTACCGTTATTTTTATTTTCATATTTTTTTTTAAAGCTCCAAGTCATCAATAATTTTATTAACCTGTTTTTTGGATAGCCTCGGCAGTATATCAATGCCTACCCCTGCGATTACGACCTCTAATGCGGTAAGGATAATATCGCCCGATGTTGGCACCTCAACCGGGAAGCCGTGGCACTCCTCGATCTGCCTGTCTGTATGTTCAACGTATCCGGCGGCGTATATCGTGATTGCGCCTTCGTCTGCTATTAGCTTGTAAAAATCCATAAGTGTTTTTTTTGTTGTTTATAAAAAATGAATTGCTCCACAAATATAGAAAGCCTTTTGTATAATAAAAAAATTTTTTACTTCTTTTTTTACTTCTTTTTATTGTTTTGCGTTACCGATAATATTTTGCATATTTCTGTGAATTTGGTTAACCGCTCAATGAACGGCCGGAAATGCTGGTTCCCGTTGTAGTTTTTTGCAGCCGCAATATGTGAATCAATAAAGGTATCACAATCTGTTATTACTGTCCAGTTATCAAGTCTTACCGGTGGTTTAGGAATCGGTGCTGAAACAAAAAACTCCTCAAGCTGTGAAATTTCGGTTGACCAATCATTTTTTTTCATGTACTCGATTTTACCCTTTTTACGCCTCTCTATATACCCCCCCCCCCCCACTAAAAAAAAAATTGCAGGGGGGTAAAAAAACTGAAAAAAATCGAGTACATCGAGTACAAACCTTATAACGATTTGAGTATCAAGGCTTATGAGCGTACTCGATTTTAAAAAAATCGAGTACAGATCGAGTACATCGAGTACATCGGTTTTAACTGCTTGTAAATCAATTTTTTGCAGAAATAAAGAACTCTTTTTTCCCTAAATTTTGCCTGTTTCTGCGCTCCTCAAAGCCAAACCCGAACACATCGGCAGCCGCTTCAAGCCCTGACTTAAACCTCTTCAAGCTATAATCTTTTTTTTCTAAGTCGTTTAATTTGAGAAAATGCGTGTACGCCTCAGAGAAAAATAGCCATTGATTTTTTTCAATATCTTCAAAAAAATCTAAAAATTCCTCGCCGTATGAATTTTTGATTTGCTTCTTTTTTAAGCTTTCAGATGCATATTTTTGAGGTACACCGCCGATCATGTACAATTGAACACATTCAAATAATAGGTTGTAAAACCTGTTCCACTCATCATCATCCCAGTCGTCAAATAACTGGTGGCCGAAATGCTGAAGGGGGGTATTTTGCGGACTGAAAAAATTTGAGAACTCAACAACTTGCGCCCTGCGCTTGGCGTGGTTGCCGACAAGATTGATTGTGTAGTTTGTTGTGAAGCCAAATTTGGGCGAATCTGAATAAGATATGTATAACTCATCCTTGTTCTTTTTTTCAACCGTAACCCCTTCGGTTATGTTTGAATAGAAGCCTTCAAAGTCCACATTCTTTCTGCAATCCTCAATAATGACAAGTTGGGTGTCAAGGCCCACCCGTTGGAAAGCAAATGTTTTGTCTAATTTAAAATTTTTGCCATCCACAAAAACAGTATTGATTAACTTAGATATGGCTTTAAAAAATATCCCTTTACCGGTGCCTCCTCCCTCTTTGTCTTTTTCCGTTTCCTCCGCAAGTATCACTGCAAATGGCCGTGTTGGGTCTTTATATTTATGTAATAGATAGCCTATTAATGATACTACATATTTGATGCGTTCAAAGTCTTCATTGCATATCTTATTAATGAATCGCATAAATTCCACAGCATCCCAATCAATCACCGCATCAATATCAACCCTGAATGGGATCACCTGCGAACGCCAAACGTGTAGGCCCAAATCGCCGTAGCTCAATAACTCCTTACTATTTTTTGTAATTTTAACAACCCCATTTTGAAAAGAAAAAAAAGCTTCTCCCGGACTATCCCTTAGTATATTCAGAGATACTCGTGGCATAAACTCTAAGATACCCTTTGAAAAAAGAGCATCGTGTGATTTTAAAATGACCTCCAACAACTCCTGCGGGGATGTGTTATCAAAAGTTTCCGGCAAAGATAGGATATAATTTTTAATGAATTTTTTAATGTGCTCGGTCGTAACTTCCTCAACAAAACCATCCTGAATTTGTATGATTTTATAGATAGATGAATTGCGGTCATAGTAGTATAGGTAGAAGCCGCCGTTATCGGCTAAGAAATCATGTAACCTTGTCCGCACGACCGATATTTTTCCATTTTTATCTACATCCCAAAAAGTACAAATCCTCTCCCCCCATTGCCTGTCAAGTGCAGCGACAATATCGCTTGCCTCTTTTGCTGACAACTTATGTTTAATAGCTATCGTCATTGCGACCTCCTCTGGTGTTGCACCTTCTTCTTTCTTTTTTAAAACATCTCGTTGGATGGCAGTGTTAATCTTGCGCCTTTCTTCGCCATACCCCATCAGCGATAAACGCCTGGCGCACTCTTTCCAATCGTCCTTACATTCAAGATTACAAAAAACAGCCGCTGGCCGGTACGCTTTATTCGGTATAAACTCAGTGGAAGTCGTAAAAACGCTAAACCATCCTAAGCCAAAATTAAAATCTCCGCTTGATTTACTTTCTGTATTACCGGGCCTTAAAAAAACAATCTTCTCATTATTTCGTCTTACTTCCTTCCATCCATGCGATTTAAGCAGGTCTATCATATTATCAACACCTCTTTTATTGTAATCCTCAAAAGGTGAGATGATATGATCCGAATGGTAGTGCTTAGGTTGTTGTATTGACGGCTCTACAACCTTATTGAATGACCTTGCGGCTGTAAGTATTGCCTCTCTTTGTTCGGGGGTTATTGTAGGAATTATTTCTGCCCCTGCTATATCATACCCCTCTGTTGGTGGGGCCACCGCATAGCCGCCCTCCCCTCTTGTTTCAATTAATACCCGTACTTTGTCGGTCGGGTTTTCCTTGCGCTCATCATCTGTTGTATATCGTGATGCCAGCTTAAGGTTGCCTGAGATTTTTGTACAATAATAATAAAGGTGATAGCCGCCATTAACAGTCTTTACAATGTATAGAGATTTTTTTAAGCTATCAGGTATTTCATCTAAAAAATCTTCAAAGAGCTTTCCGGTCAAGTCGTATTTGCAATCGATATCAATTATCTCAAGGCCGCCTGATACTGCACCACATATTACGGCGATGCCATATGCTCTGTTGGTGTATAATTGGGATTGCATCTCTGCCTCTGTTGGCAGTGATGTTTGGAAATCCTTCCATTGAACTATCGCACGTTTATTTTGGTCAACGTAAACGCACGAGATTTTTTTTGGTAGATAGTTTTTGTGCATTGATTTATTTTTTTTAAACGATTACCTTAAATCCTTGCTCCTTCAGCTGTTGATGCCTGAATATTTGAAGGGGTGACAATTTACCCTTTTTTGATTTACATTCAATAAAAATAGTAACGCCGTCCTTATGGCACTGAAGGTCTGGCCAGCCATTCTTATTGGTCTGGATGATTTTTACAACCAGCCACCCGGCCTTTTCGTATTCTGCAATTATTTTTTTCTGTATTTGCGATTCAAGCATAAAACAAAAATAAGGGTAGAAAAGTAAACAGAAAAAAAATTTTTTTATTTAAGATATTTGTTTATGTTTGCCTTGGTAAATGTTTTTTTAAATCTAAAAATCAAAATTTATGGCACTAACAAAAACAGGCAGCGAAGGGGTTACATTCCTCGGTATTGCCAATGGTAAACTCGTAAAACGTGTATCTGCGCCCACACCAGACTCAACTCAACGCACCACAAAAACAGGTAAGGTTGTTAATGAGGTATTTTTCAGAGATGTTTCCGGTCTTATCAAAAAAATTGAGGAAAAAACAACGGACTTCGGCAGGTTGTTATCGCTAACAGTATCGGACGGTGATGACAAGTATATTATTGATATGAATTTCTCGAGCCGGTACGCTTCTTCATTCTTAAAATGCTTTCCCAATCTTGATTTAACAAAAGATGTCAAGATTATGCCGTGGGAAATGAACGATAAGCAGGATGCGACAAAAAAAATAACCGGCATCACTTGTTATCAGGATGACGGCAACGGGTGGGCGAAGATTGTACCGGGGCACACAAAGGATAATCCTAATGGTCTGCCGCCAATGGTAAAAGTGAAGGTAAAAGGCCAAGAGGTATGGGATGATTCAGAAATGATGGTGTTCTTATTTTCAAACGCAGTCTCAAAATTAAACAGCGTAGAGGAGGCACCATTTTAAGCCATGCTTACCATTCAAAATAATCAGCTAACATTCATTGACGGACGGTTCTATATCGCCGAAGATGGCAGCTATTACCCCTCGGCCACAACGATACTTGAAGCATACCCTAAACCTTACGCACTTCTTGAGTGGATGAAAACCGCTGGTAACAAGGCCGACGAGATCCGTGATGAGGCCGGCCGGCGAGGCTCAACCGTTCACCGGCTGTCAGAGGCTTACGACAAAGGCCATGAGGTATCGCTATTGTCTGAAGACGGCACCCCCGCATACTCTTTAGATGAGTGGGCGATGTTTGAGCGGTATGTCAATTACAGCGAGGCCATGGCCCCAATCAATCTGAATATTGAGGAGACTTTAATTTGCCCCTTACTTGGCTTCGGCGGCACCCTTGACCGGGTCGCAATAATTGATGGCAAAACACACCTCATAGACATCAAGACAAGCAATGGCGTTTACCCCTCGTACTGGTTGCAGCTTGCCGCTTATAGGCAAGCCCTTAGAATCAATTTAAAGCTTGATGTTGACTTCGTCTCAATCCTTTGGCTCAATGCCAAAACCAGAACAGAGCGCAAAGGCCAAGTCGTTGGATGGCAACTAATAAGCCAACCAGATACCACAAGTGAGTGGGACTTGTTCCAGAGCGTTCAAAAATTATGGGTCGCCGAGAACAAAAATGCGAGGCCTAAAAATTTTTCTTACAATTTAAAACACAAAAAAAATGTCCAGACAAAAGAAACAAGTAACATTTGATCAAGCCCTTGAGGCCATCAACAACCTCACACTGGCGGAGAGGATTGAATTTGCTAAAGCTTTGAAAACGGCAATCCAAAAAGAAGTAGATGAATTAAGGTCAAGAGCCGAAGCAGCTATTAATTTAACTGATAATTTATGGAGTTAAGGGACTACCAAAAAAAAATTTCAGAGCAGGCCGCAAACCTGCTCCGAAATTTTAAAATTGCCTTCCTGTGCATGGAGGTAAGGACCGGGAAAACACTAACATCATTGAACGCCGCTAAAATTTATGGTGTAAAAAAAGTGTTGTTTGTGACGAAAAAAAAAGCTATCAGCTCAATCTTGAACGACTATAAATTAATCAATCCAGATTATCAGTTGTATATTATTAATTACGATATGCTTCATAAATGCGACGATAAATTTGACTTGATAATATTAGACGAGTCACACTCGTTGGGACAATACCCCAAACCATCAGAGCGCACTAAGTATTTGAAAAAAATATGTACGGATAAGCCTATTATCTACCTCACCGGAACGCCGACACCAGAGACCTACTCACAGCTATATCATCAATTTTGGGTGTGCAGCTATTCGCCATGGGGCCAATACCGCAATTTTTACGAATGGTTTAAAAACTACGGGGTACTGAAAAAAAAGCATTTTTACAACAGAGAAATAAACGACTACTCAAATACGATTGAAGAAAAAGTTTTTGCTGACATATCGCATTTATTTTTATCATACACACAAAAAGAGGCAGGGTTTATATCGGAGGTGGAAGATGTTATTGTTACAATACAGATGCCTGATAAGGTCAAGCGGGCTATAAATACATTAAGGGGAAGTAAGATAATAAGGACAAAAGACGGCAAGGTTATACTGGCCGATACGAAGGTGAAAGAAATGCAGAAAGTGCATCAACTTTGTGGCGGTACCATAAAATGTGAGGACGGCGACTGCATCGTGTTTGATGACACGAAGGCAACATATATTTTAAATCATTTTCATGGAAAAAAAATTGCAATATTTTACAAATTTGTCGGAGAGTTTACGCAACTGCTGTCTGTATTTGGGGCCCGGCTAACGGTATCGCCGGAAGAATTTAACAATAGCAGCGATAAGATATTCGCTGCCCAATTCCAGAGTGCCAGGGAGGGGGTTAATTTAGCCACCGCCGATTGTATTATAATGTTCAACGTCGATTTTGCCGCTGTGAGCTATTGGCAAGCACGGGCACGGCTGCAAGCCAAAGAACGTACAACACCGGCTTACGTTTACTGGTTATTCTTTGAAGGCGGCATTGAGCAGGATGTTTTTGATGTGGTGAAGAAAAAAAGAAAATACACTGTTTTTCATTACAGAAAAAAAGTTTTTTAATATATTTGTAAAAAAAATATTTTATGGCGTATTTTAAAAAAACAGAGGCACAGTGCAAATTAACGTCTGCCGATTATCGTGAGTTGAGCAGGATAACGCACAGCAAGTTGCTGAAAAACGGCATTGCCGGCTATTCTGACATTATGATCAGAAATTTTTACCTGCACGGCTATACGTGCAGCGAGGCGATGAAGGAGGAGATTTTAACGTACATTAAAAATAAGCAGTACGAGAACAGTCTTACCTGAGGAGCCTTGATAATTTTATTGTGTGTGGCCCTAAATAGAATCTTCAGGTGAGGATCCTCACATAGGGTAACTGGGGTTAAGCAGATGCCCCGACTCTGCTCGGCTATATACAATAGTTTTTGATTAAATTATGTAAAAAACAATTGTTATGAAAACAGTATATCCAGATGAACCGTGCGCCTCATTCAATGAGTGGATCAAGTATATCTACTCGCTCGTGCGGCCAAACCAATGTTGGGCGATGGCGGTGTATAAAAAAGTAAACTGTCAAATTATGGATAAGAAATTACAGCGAATAATCGCAGATAGAAAAAAGTGGTTGATTAAAGAATCAGTACAAGATTTGAATGAACAAGACACGGCTTTTGTTGCTGAAAAGTATGCTGAGGGTATAAAGCCTACAAGCCCATTTCCAAAACAGTGGCAAGCAACTGAACGGGAAATAAAAAACGGATGGAAAAATAGTCCAGCTATTTTGTCTGAATTAGTAAGTGCATTGAATGAGGATGAATATGTTGAAGATGAAAATGCATTCATGGAAACTATGGATAATATTCTTGAAATATTAAAGTCAAGATGTCGCATTGAATTATTAGGGTGATAGCTTTCGCCCAACGAAAAAGTATTGCTGCTGTGCCTGCATCAAGGCACGTCAGCCCAACAGCAAATTATTCTAAAGATGAACAATGATTTACAGCCCATAGCGGAACGTCAAGCAGGCATAGAAGCAATACCTATGTTGCCTGCGGTTTTGTCCACTGGGGAAATTCAGAGGCTTATTTGTCAATCGGAAACTTTGAAATTTAATCTCCCCTGTGAGAATGTTAAATACCTTTTTTCGGATTGGGAAATTGATGTTTTGTCTTTGAATAAATCCGATTACCTGACTGAATTTGAAGTAAAGGTTAGCCGTTCTGATTTTAAGGCTGATAGCAAAAAACGAAAGTGGCAATTTTATGAAAGGAAAGTTGAAACTATGATTTCAAACTACTTCTATTATGCCTGTCCAAATGGATTAATAAGTGTAAATGAAATACCTGTTTTTGCAGGGTTGCTTTATGTTACAAATGATGGGATTGAGACGATAAAAAAAGCACCGTTACTGCATAAAGCAAAGCATGACCGAAATAAAGTGTTGACTAAATTTTGCCGCATTATGTCCGAAAGAAGTTATTTAGGATGCTGCCGACTTACGTTTGAAAATAGTAAACGTAGGGGTTCTTAAAATTGCGGGCAACGTACAGGGCTTGGCGAAGTAGCCCATGAACGCACTTGAAATTATTATAAACTTCGTGGGGCTATTTTGCCAAACCCCTTGTTATCGGTTCGTGCCGGGTACATAAAAAGAGGCTTCACATTTTTAACAACAAAAACATGAAGCTATTACAACTGCCATTTTGGAACTTCTTTAAAAGCCTGGATAATTATCCTCAATTTTTTGACAACGAAACATACTGGATGTATGTCCTTGGTAGCATACTGATACTTTTAGTAATAAGTATAACCCTGTGGTTAATTTACAACGGCATTTATATCTATTTTGACAAAAGAAGGTCAACAAAAGAAATTCTATCTGGCGAGTTAATTGATAAAAGATACATAGGTGAACAATCTTCATCAGGTGTAGGGACTGCTGTAATTCCAAATACAAGTGGTGGCGTTGGTATAGGATTAGTTTCTACAAGTTCGCATAGTGATGAAGAATTTTTGTTCTTTGTCAAAGCGGATAAAGTTTACAAAATGGAAGTTGATATGCAACAATTCTATGGTAAAAATGTCGGCGAAAAAGTAAGATTTGAAGTAACAACTGGTGGTCTGTCAAAAGATGAACTGGACGTTGAATTAGTAGGGTGATAGGCATGACCGATAACGGTGGTGCTTGCTGTCAGTGCAGGCATCAAGGCTCAAATGTTCAATAGCAAAATGTACAAAAGATGATTGAAAAACAAAAGATAATAGCGGATTCGTCAGCCTGCATTGCAGCAAGCACTTTGTTGTACGCTGCTTGTCTGCACCCAATGGCTATATGCGATGGTGATGCAGGTGGTGTAATGGAAGATTATTTTGAAAAGTTTTTTGATAGCAATAACATCAAGTATGAAAAATGCTATAACCTTTATAAAGAGCAAAAAGATTTGTCAAAGTATAAAACGATAGCATTTTTCACAACAAATAGCTATCCAAAAAAAGTTGAAAAAATACTTGATTTTGATAAGTCAAATTTAAAAACTGTAATTGTAATAAGTGAGTATGCGTATGATTTGGCTTATCCGTTGGCTGATAAGTTAGGAATAGAGATTTACGCATTTGACCGCCTGAAAAATGTCATTGTAAAAGCTGCTGACTACTTCGGGTATTAAGTAGCGTACAACGGGTTCGTATTGCTGCTGTGCTGGTAATAGAATTGGGTCAGCCCGGCAGCGAAATAGGCGAAAGATGATAAGTGAACAGAACGATGATAGCGGTTGGGTCTGCCAGCATAGAAGCAATACGGATGTTCTATGCTGTACGGATATAAATTATTAACTGTCAAAATAAAAATTATGATTACTGAAAAAACCTTAACAAAGCATTTGATTAATGTATTTTACGACACAAGCATTCATAGTAATTCCGTAAAAGTAAGAAAATCCGTAGCTGAAGATTCTGCTGGAATTACAATGTATTTTATGGTTGAACTTGCAAAGTGGGTAACAAGAAAAAACCTTTTTTATGAAATGGCCTGGATGAATGAAGATGGAACTGTATATGAAACTCACGAACAATTAATATGTGATTTTTATAAAGATTTAAAAATTGGTAATTTATAATACTGGTAGTATAGCATAGAACATAAAATATGTATTGTAGGTGCTTTAATTTATTGATTTTAAATTTATTGAAATGAATATTTCTGTTCACATAGAAAACTTTAAGCAGGAAATGAAGCGAAGAAATTACGCTCAAAACA